TAGTTATCTTTGCCATTATCGTCCTCCGTCTGGTTTAACATCTAATCTTAATGTGCCGTATCTCCACTTGTCACCAATCGCCGTGCTGGAGATCACGATGTTTGCTTGTCGTGCCCGACCACGCGTGTCCACCTTTGTGGTGGTTGGTGTCACTGTAGATCTGTTAATTCTAACATTTGTATAGTTTGTAACTTTTTTGTTTGATGCGTGTGTGGTTGCTGTGCTGCCACTAGCAGCTCTGCCAATACCACTCAACACACCAGTCGTTGTGTTGTTAGATGTGTATGTAATAAGTTCTGTGCCAATAAGTATTGTGCCCTCTGATGGAAAGTTTGCAGATTTTTTAAGTGTAATATCACTCGTTGATGACGTGCTTGATATTGCAGTTTTCAAAGAAGTTGTGCTTGTTGTTTGTGAGAAATCTTTAAAACTTAATAACACCTCTGCGCTACCCTCTTGATCTTTGAAATCAGGTATGAAACGAGATACAGATAAAATGTTTTGTCCATCTTCAATGTCAAAGTCACCAGACTGTAAGAAACACTCCATGGCTTCTGTGTCATTGTCTACACCTTCTTCGTGTTGGTAGAT